CTCTCAAAGAGCAGAAAGAGGGTGTACATACAGTATTGCTTGATGTTGTGTGGCAAGTAGGTAAATCTGGGGTAGTAAGCCCTGTAGGTATACTAAAGCCTGTCGAAGTGGGGGACGCACTTGTGAGCCGTGCAACTCTACACAACATCGAGTATATACGCTCTCTCAACCTAGAGATAGGTTGCGGCGTAGAAGTTATACGAAGCGGGGAAATTATTCCACGAATCGTCAGAAGAGTGGACATCGAGAAAAATAGTTCTTGACTTTTTGCTCAACTTCTCGTATAATATCTTTTCACTTAATCGGAGTAATCCATGTTTCAAGAAATCTTACCTCCTACACATTGTCCTTCTTGTGACAGTGCGTTAGAATGGGTCAATGATTCCTTGTATTGCCGGAATAGTTTGTGTTCTGCACAAAATTCTAAGGCAGTAGAGCATTTTGCCAAAACTATGAAGATCAAGGGTCTCGGCCCTGCATCTATTCAAAAACTTGGCTGGATCTGTCCATCCGAAATTTACACTACAGAACGTAGTAGTATCTTAGCATCGTTGGACTCCGAGCTAGTGACAAATAAACTACAGGGGCAAATTATGAATTCTCGTAATGCGCCTCTGGAGTTTCTTTTACCTGCTTTTGGTATTCCCTTGATTGGAAACACGGCAACACGGAAGCTGTCTGAGACTGTTAATTCTATATTTGAAATCAATGCAGACACTTGTGAACGTGCCGGATTGGGCCCCAAAGCTACTGGTAATTTACTTAACTGGATGACTCAAGAGCTGCCTAACTTCCTAAAGGTTATGCCGCACGACTGGGAGTTTTCTAGCAACCCAATGCCTGCGAGTAAAGGCGCTGTATGTATTAGTGGTCGATTGAAGAGTTTCAAAAGCAAGGCTGATGCTACGACTGCTTTGAACGCGGCTGGGTATGAAGTGAAAGCCAGTCTAACAAAACAGGTAGACTTTCTCATCAATGAAGGTGGGGCAGAGTCTGCTAAAACACGACAAGCCAGGGACACTGGCGTTACTATAGTAACTGATCTTAGATCATTTTTGGAGAATTAAATATGGCACTTCCTAAGTGGACAGACGAGCGCACTGACGCTCTTACAAACTTTGTAGGCGATGAATCGCCTGTATCTCAAGCTACTGTTGCAGAAGCAGCAGACCAGCTTGAAACCTCTACTCGTTCTATCTCTAGCAAACTGCGAAAGATGGGCTACGATGTAGAATTAGCTTCCTCTGCTGGAGGCAAGTCTTTCAGCGAGTCTCAAGAAGCTACCCTCCGCGCCTTCGTAACTGACAACTCTGGTCAGTACACTTACGCTCAAATCGCTGAGCACTTCGAAGGCGGTTCATTCTCACCTAAGTCTATTCAAGGCAAGATTTTGTCTATGGAATTGACTGAGCACGTTGCACCTGCTCCTAAGGTAGAGTCTGTACGTACTTACTCAGAAGCTGAAGAAGCTACTTTCATTGAGATGGTTAACGACGGTGCATTCGTTGAAGCCATTGCAGAAGCTCTCGACCGCTCTGTAAACTCTGTACGCGGTAAAGCACTTTCATTGCTCCGATCGGGCGATATTGCTGCTATCCCACGTCAAGAAACTACTAAAGGTTCTTCTAACGTAGATCCTTTGGCAGACGTTGATGTCGCTTCTATGACTGTAGAAGCTATTGCCGAGTCTATCGGTAAAACTGCTCGTGGCGTGAAGACTATGTTGACTCGTCGCGGTTTGACTGCAGCTGACTACGATGGTGCCGCTAAGGCAGCTAAGACAGCTCAGTAATACACTTTCTGTGTAAGTGGGCTGGCTAGTCTATTTCTAGTCAGCCTTTTTAATGTTCGGGGGAACGATTGAATATTTCAAGTGCTTTGATGAAGCAGTGTATTACGCTGCAAGACTTTGAAACGTGGAGTTATCTACGTAAAGAGTACTTGCCTGCAGAATACCACTTACTGTTTAATCATATTGATAAGCACTGTGAAAACTTTCATGAGTTCCCTACGTTCGATGATCTCAAGTTAGGTATTCGTCACGCCGCTACTCGTGATAAAGTCTTCGCTATAGAAGCTGTCGAAGTAGATATTGACGCAGGTACACTCCTTGAGTATCTAAAAAATGAGTATACTCAGAAAGAGATACTAAACTCTCTGGATAAGTATATCGACAACTCTGTATTGTTTGCAAGTGCAGAGGAGTCAGTACAAGAACTGCACCAGATAGTTCTTGATGTGGAAGACAAGGTTGACCTTGAAGTTCCAACAGAAAGCATGCAACGAATAGAGTTGTTTGAGCCTGAAGAAGAGATTAGCAAATATGTTGGTCTTGGACTCAATGCTGATTACGATCATGAGATCAAGTTCTCCCCCCGAGACTTGGTTCTTGTGGGAGGCAAGCGAGGTTCTGGTAAGTCTTTAACGTGTGCGAATATTGCAAATAATGTATTTCAGTCTGGGCGTTCAGCAATCTATTTCACTATTGAAATGGATAGTCGATCCATCTTACAAAGATGTTGTTCGATTGCAACTGGAGTGCCCTACTCTCGACTCCGTACACAGAACTTATCTGTTACAGAGTGGGAGCATGTGGCTGGCTGGTGGGCAAGTCGCTTCCAGCAAGGTCAGGACAGGTTGAAAGAATACAGGGAACGCCGAGACTTCTCTGACTTTCATCATAAACTTACTACTCAGCATGAGCTTCTCCCGACTCAACAGCTGGATGTAATTTATGATCCAAGTTTAACTCTCGCTAAAATACGAGCAGAGCTAGACAAGAAAGTCAATAAGCTAGAAGCAGGAGTGATTATTGTAGACTATATCAACCAAGTAAAGCGTTCTACCGTACCCTCTCGGGGAGGGCAGTATGACTGGACAGAACAGATTGAAGTATCCAAAGCACTCAAGTCTATGGCACAGGAGTATGAATGCACTGTATTCTCTCCGTATCAAACCGATGCTACTGGTGAAGCCAGATTCGCAAAGGGTATTCTTGATGCCGCGGACGCAGCTTACGCGCTAGAAACTTGGGATCAAGAGGATGCTTGTATTACATTTAATTGTGTAAAAATGCGAGCAGCTAGTATGAAATCATTCAGCTCTACCATGGATTGGGAGAGCTTAAAGATTGGTCCCGAGACAACTTTAACTCCAAAGGAGCGCGAAGCTAGCTCTCACAAAACGGATGAAGATATAGACGATCTCTAATATTTTCTTGACATTTGTAGCCCTCTTCATGTATAATATCGTGAAGAGGGTTTTTTTGTAACTAATAAGAGATATAAACTATGAAAAGCAGTACCTATTACACAAACCGCTATGGAGATCAATACTTCTGGCACCCTATAGATGAAGATGTTTACGAGTTTAAAATGGAGGGTGAGTCAGCAGACTATGCTAGACTAGGTTTTAAAGTAAGTGACGAAGAAAAACTAGATTACACAGACTTATCATTCTTCGATCCTAGTGGTGGCCCTTTTGTAGATTACGCTACAGAAATAGATGGTAGAAAGGTGTGCCATATTGAGTTACATAATGGGTGCTTCTATGTAGAAGTATGCAACGAAAAGTAACTCCAGACTTGACAAAAATAATTCTTGACTTTTTCTTCTAAATCAAGTATAATATATGCTTATTCGACTGGAGACTTACATATGGGAATGTTTTACGGTAGTTTAAATCACACCACCTCAGGGCGTAAAAAGAAAAGGAGACTTAGTGTCAAGAAGAATGCAGCAAAGACGTTTACACCTCTTACAACAAGGACGAAGACGTACGCAGATGTTAGACGCGAGTCCGACATTCATTACCCCTCGCGGGATGATACAATTGGTTCTACCGCTCGAAGAGAGCCCCAACGATACACAGGAACTCTCATCCGAGGAATCGCAACAATGCACAAATCCAACGCAGTCCCTGTGACTAGCGACCAACAAGCTATAGACATATCGAGAATGGCAAAATGACACTTAAAAACTCTAGATTAGCACCTAAAATTACTGAGCTATTTGATAGCTTAGAGGCAAGTGTGTCTTCTAATGACTGGGAACATGCAGATGTTATTCTTGCTCGATTGTCTAAGTATTTTCACGTTTTTGATGATGAACATACAGACTACTATCAATATGTACAGCATGAAGTAGAAGTTAATCTACACGGACTGGACATTGAAGATGACTATGATGATGATCCTATGTTTGACTGGGACGGCGATGCTCTAGCATCCGCAGGTTTTGGTACAGATGAAGATTATCTCTAAGATGTGGAAAGTATGGAAGTATGCTATTGGTAGTTTTTCAGATGAACAAACTGCTGAGTACGACGATGCTGTAGCGGTAGCAAGAACTTTTATTGTATTATTAAATGTAGTGTGCGCTTGTTTTATTATGGCAAACATTATAAAAAACTGGTGATTACGTGAACGTAGAAGATCTACTGCGATCTAAAGATATTCCATACATTCCGAAAGGAAAGGATTTTGTTGTTAGCTGCCTGAATCCAGAGCACGCAGACAGAAATCCTAGTATGCGTATCGACCAGGTAACTGGTATATTCAACTGCTTCTCGTGTGAGTACAAAGGCAATCTTTTTACTCACTTTGGAGAGAAAGCTAATAAAATGGAAATAAGAAGGCAACTTCTTAAAAAGAAAATTGATGAAGTTAGATCGGAGAGTATAGGATTGCAAATGCCAGAAGGCTATATGCCATATGTTGGAAACTGGAGAAATATCAAGCCAGAGACATACAAAGAATTTGAAGCATTTATTCATGCCAGCAAAGATTTTGTAGGTAGAATATGTTTCCCTGTGCGAGATCGTTCAGGAAGAATAGTAGCATTTCAATCTCGAACACAAACGGATCAACAGCCTAAGTATCTTAACACTCCTCCTGGAGCAAAGCTGCCCTTGTTCCCTGTAGTTACTCCAATACAGGGACGAATTATTATGGTAGAAGGTATATTCGATGTACTAAATCTACACGATAAAGGACTCACAAATGCTGTGTGTTGCTTTGGAGTAAAAAATATAAATGAAGAAAAACTACAAGTTCTCTCCGTATCTGGAGTAGAAGGTGTAGATGTTTTCTTAGACAATGATGAAGCAGGACAAACAGGTTCTGCAAAAATACGGGAGCTATGCGAGACAGTGGGTCTCGATACTCGTAACATTTCTTTTGGCAATAAAAGTATGGATGCGGGTGCATTAGCTGAATCTCAAGTTACTAAACTAAAGAGTAAATTATATGCCTAAAGTTGCATTAGTAGAAACTAAACCTAGTAGAACTAATTTTAAAGCGGAGTTTGAGTTTGACTTTGATCAATTTCAACTCTGCTCTGATGCAAGTCTCAAAAAAGTATTAAAACGAGACTGCGATATAGATATGAATCCTGATGACTATGAGTGGATTGTGCTTGTAGGATCAGATGCTATGAAATATTATACCAAGTTAAGCTCTGTTACTGAATATTCTGGTAAGAAAGTAGAAGGCAAGTTTTTGCCTGTTATTAATCCAGCAATGTTAGCATTTAAACCAGAAGCTAGAAAGACTTGGGAAGAGAGTGTTAAAAGTATACACGCATACGTCTCTGGAGAAGTAGAAGACGTAATTATAGACGAAAGCATTGCTTTTGGCATTCAAGATACGGAGGAAGCAAATGCATTCGTTCAAGCAGCTATTGATCACGAAGGTACGTATGTTGCTCTTGATTCTGAAACAACTGGCCTGTATCCTCGTGATGGCTATATGCTCGGTATCAGCCTTTCTTATGATGGTAAGCGGGGCGCTTACATTGATACTAATTGTTTTGACAGTGAAACTGAGCGACTTCTGCAGAAACTATTTGACAATAAAACAGTAGTATTCCATAATGCAAAGTTTGATATGGCATTCTTTGAGTACCATTTCCATTTCAATTTTCCTAGCTTTGAGGATACTATGCTACTCCACTATCTCATAGATGAGAATCCTGGAGGGCACGGCCTTAAACAACTAACAATGAAGTTCACTCCTTACGGAGACTATGAAAAACCAATGTACGATTGGATAGACCAATATCGAAAAGAACATGGTATTCTTAAAGATCAATTCAGTTGGGACTTCATTCCTTTTGACGTAATGAAAACTTACGCAGGTATGGATGCCTTGTGTACGTTTTTAATCTATGAAAAATTTGTAAAGATTAAACAGAACAGAAAGCTCAAGTGGGTATACGATAATATACTTATTCCTGGCACTCGATTCCTCATTGATACCCAAGACAATGGTGTGCCTTTTGATAGAACACGATTGCTATTTGGCCAAGAGGCTATGCAAAATGATATTGATGAAGCAATCGCAGGGTTATATGCTAATGATAACATACGAAAGTTTGAGGAATTAAATGGAAAACCTTTTAATCCTAATAGCACTGTGCAGCTTAGGAGTCTTTTGTTTGACTATCTTGGCCTCAATCCGACTGGAAAGAAAACTGGCACGGGTGCAGATTCTACTGATGCGGAAGTCCTTAAAGAGCTCGCGCTTCAGAGTGACGTACCTAAACGGATCTTGGATATACGACAAAAATCTAAAATTAAAAATACTTACCTTGATAAAATCATACCACAACTCGATAGAGATAGTAGGTTACGTACGGGGTTTAACTTGCATGGTACTACTAGCGGCCGTCTATCTTCTAGCGGTAAATTAAATATGCAGCAGTTGCCTCGCGACAACCCCACTGTAAAAGGTTGTATCAAGGCGGCCCCAGGGCATAAGATTGTTGCTATGGACTTAACCACAGCAGAGGTATATGTTGCAGCTATATTAGCAAAAGACACTGCTCTGATGGATGTATTTAAGTCTGGCGGTAACTTTCACAGCACGATTGCTCACAAAGTATTTAGACTTCCCTGCGAAGTAGAGCAAGTAGCAGAGTTATACCCAGATAGACGGCAGGCTGCAAAGGCTGTTACCTTTGGTATAATGTATGGAGCGGGTCCTGCAAAGATTAGTGAGCAAGTAACAAAAGATAGTGGAAAATATTTTTCAAAACATGAAGCTACAGAAGTTATCAATGATTACTTTGGTGCGTTTCACAAACTAAAGGCATGGATTGATGATAATCAAAAATTTATTGAACAAAATGGGTTCGTTTATTCTTTCTTTGGTAGGAAGAGGAGGCTCCCCAACGTTGCGTCCACCGATGCGGGCGTCAGGAGTCATAGCATTCGTTCTGGTCTTAATTTTTTGGTTCAGTCCACTGCTTCTGATATTAACCTTCTTGGTGCAATAGACATGGGCGCTTACATCAAAGCGAACAACATGAAAGCTAGAATATTTGCACTTGTGCATGACTCTATTCTTGCAGAAGTTCCAGAGGATGAAATTGAACACTATAACGAAAAGCTGTTACACTTTGTACAAATGGACAGAGGCATATCTATCCCGGGTGCTCCAGTTGGATGCGACTTCGACGTTGCTGAGGACTACTCCCTCGGAAAATTTTCAAAAATGTATGGTGATACAATATAAAACAATTAATAAGATTAGATTTCCCGTCTATGTAATGCCTAACTACAACTGGGATAAACAAGACGGGTTACTATTCCTAGAGGGGCAAATTGTTGATGACAGTAATATGCCTGGGGATACTTTAGGTATTCGTAGGATACAAACACCTCACAAGAATTTGTTCCCTTTAAGACACCAAGTAGATAATTTTAGGGGGTTGTTAAAGTGCGACAAAAATACTTTTGTAGACACTAATGGATCTCCTTTTATCTATGAAAAGTCTGAGTTTTGTAGTTTAAAATACTATAAAATTAAGTCAGTACAGCAAAAAGAGATAGCATCTGTTATTACACTTCAGAATGTTAAACCTAGATTTGTTGTTCCTCGCCCTCCTGCAGCCGAAATGAAATATGCAGGAGTTCTTCACTACGGTAAAGTACCGTGGGTTTTATACGAGTATTCTGAAACGCTTTTAAAGGACACTCGAAGGAAAGTATGATTACTATATGGGTAAACGATCTAAGACATTAGCCGGTGCAAACCTTGATTTGCAAGAAATTGAACCCCTCACTAAAAACCAGTTACGAGCTTTTGAAAGCGATAACAATATGGTTTTACATGGAGTAGCTGGTACAGGAAAAACATTTATATCCTGCTACCTTGCCTTTGATGACATGATTAAAGGAACCTATGATAAGCTAGTACTTATTCGTAGTGCAGTACCTACACGAGACATTGGATTTCTTCCAGGAAACGAAAAAGAAAAAGCCTCTGTCTATGAAGAACCCTATAAAGATATTTGTATTGAGTTGTTCCAACGCGGAGATGCTTATCAGATATTAAAAACAAAAGGTATAGTACATTTTATGACTACATCTTTTATTCGTGGTGTTACATTAAGAAATGCCACAATAATTATTGATGAATGTCAAAATATGTCCTTTCACGAATTAGACTCTATTATCACTAGAGTAGGAGAGAATTGTAGAGTTATCTTCTGCGGAGATTTTCGCCAAGCTGACCTACAAAAGAACGGTCTACGAGATTTTATTCGTGTATTGAAAGCTATGGAGTGCTTTGATATTGTTGACTTTGAAATCAATGATATAGTAAGAAGTAACTTTGTAAAAGAGTATATTATTTCAAAAGAGCGTCTAGGACTATAATGAAAGCAGTATTAAGTAATCGAATTTTTATGGAATGTACTCCTGAGTATCGAAAGGTACTATCAGAAGAACTAACATATAAAGTTCCTGCGCAGAATCCTAATGATCCACCCCAGATCATTAAGAACCTGCAGCGGGTGCGCGAAAATCTGGTATCTATACCAATCGGACGAACGGACTTGATACCAAACGATTACGAAATAGTTGAAAAACGTTTAGAAATTCCTGCTGACTTTCCAGAGTTTGCATTTGAGCTTCGGCCAAGTCAGCAGGAAGTTTACAATGACTTAAATGACAATTGTATTATTAATGCTTGGGTTAGTTGGGGAAAGACTTTTACAGGTCTTGCTATCGCGGGCAAACTAGGACAGAAAACGCTTGTGGTTACCCACACAGTTCCTTTGCGTAATCAATGGGCAAAGGAAGTAGAGAAAGTATATGGATTTACTCCAGGTATTATTGGTAGTGGTAGGTTTGATACCGACAGCCCTGTGGTTATTGGCAACACTCAAACTTTGTATAGAAACATTGACAAAATCAGGAAAGAATTCGGGACGATTATTTTAGATGAAATGCATCACGTATCCTCCCCAACCTTTGCTAAAATTATTGATACCAGCCATGCTCGCTATAAAATCGGGTTATCTGGTACAATCGAGCGCAAAGATGGAAAACACGTCGTCTTCCGTGACTACTTCAGCCCGAATATTTACAAACCACCGAAAGAAAACTTCCTCACCCCGAGTATACATGTATACAGATCAGAAGTACGATTTCCCGACGGAGCCAATATTCCTTGGGCAAAAAGAGTCAATACTCTCGTAAATAATGATGAATATCGCCACTCAGTTGCAATGATGGCATCAGCATATGCGGCTCGGGGCCACAAGGTGTTGGTGGTGTCAGATCGCGTACATTTCTTGAAAAGCTGCGCCGAACTGACTGGTGAGAAATCTATATGTGTTACGGGTGAGGTTGCTCATGAGGACAGGGAAAAACTCGTGGATGAAATTCTCTATGGAGACAAGCAAATTCTATATGGGACACAAGCAATCTTTAGTGAAGGTATATCAGTAAATACTCTCTCTTGTCTTATACTTGCTACTCCTATAAACAATGAGCCTTTACTTACACAGCTTATTGGCAGAGTTGTTCGTAAGCACGAGAATAAAAGAGATCCAGTAGTCATTGACATACATCTCAAAGGTAAAACAGCCCAGAAACAAGCGTCAAACAGAATGGGCTATTACATGAAACAAGGTTATCAGATAAAACAGCTTTGAACATAGAAAAATACTTCTTGACAAATGCTTCAGATGAGTGTATAATATGTTGTTATATAATTGGAAAAAGATATTTGAGACAGCCGAAGGTAACTCTTTTGCTGTCTTTTTAATCTTTAGAATGATAGTAACGGCCTCAGTTCCGGGTAACAAATATGACAGAATTTATAAGTATAGTAATACTAATTTTACTGGCGAATCCTTTTTGGTACATCCAGATGTCTTACTTTACAATGCTTATAAGTACGAATATAGCGAGATAGCCCAGTATCTTGCTTTAGCTTCAATGCGTCCTTACGGGGACTATTTAGCAACTGGGAAAACCACGCTGGACTCAATACTTTGTACTGTAGCTCCAGAACTTTTTGAAGAAAATAGACTACTTACTACAGAAGATAATGAAATACATTTTCTGTACGAAGAAGTCCCACAGGAGAAAATACACTAATGGCACTTTCATTTAACAAATCAGTAGGCGGCGCTAAAAAGTCGTCAATCACATCTTACTCTTATCGTGACGGAGACAACGAAGTCCGTCTCGTAGGTGACGTACTCGCACGATACGTTTACTGGCTGGAAGGTAAGAACGGCAAGAACATTCCTTTCGAGTGCTTGTCTTTTGATCGCAACGAAGAGCGATTTAACAATCTTGAGAAAGACTGGATTCGTGAGTACTATCCCGATCTCAAGTGTGGCTGGAGCTATGCAATGCAGTGCATTGATGGCGGTGAAGTAAAAATCATCAACCTGAAGAAGAAGCTGTTTGAAGCCATTCTTACAGCAGCAGAAGATCTGGGCGATCCTACCGACCCAGAGACAGGCTGGGACGTTAAGTTCAAGCGTGTAAAGACTGGACCTCTACCATACAACGTAGAGTATCAGTTACAAGTACTCAAGTGCAAGCAACGCGCTCTTAGCGAAAGCGAAATGGCCGCAATTGCAGACCTGAAGTCTATGGATGATGTTATGCCTCGTCCTACTCCAGATGCACAAAAAGCACTCCTTGACGAAATTCGTGAAGATAGTGCTGGCGATATTGACGAAACTTTGGAAGATGAATTCAACGTATCATGATTTTATTTACGGCAGACTGGCACATCAAGCTAGGACAAAAGAATGTTCCACGTGAGTGGGCACTAAATAGGTATAGACTGTTTTTCGAGCAGATTCACTCTCTTGAAAAGCAGTGTAGTTCTCATATTATAGGAGGAGACTTATTTGACCGTCTGCCGAACATGGAAGAGCTGGAACTTTACTTTTCGTTTATTCGGGAAGTAAAGATTCCAACTATTATCTATGATGGCAATCATGAAGCTACGAGAAAAAATAAAACTTTCTTTTCTCAGCTAAAACAAGTTTCAAGAGATATAAACCCTCTGGTACACATTGTTGATATTTCTTATATAGATCCTGGGTTAGGGTTTGGAATACTTCCCTACGCAGAACTTCATAAAAAAGACAGCATTGATTGGTTTAATAAAAGCAAGCCTCTCTTTACTCATGTTAGAGGAGAGATACCTCCACACGTTAAACCAGAAGTAGACCTTGAGCGGTTTGAAGATTTCCCTGTAGTATTTGCAGGGGATCTACACGCACATAGCAATACTCAAAGAAATATTGTATATCCAGGAAGTCCAATGACAACTTCGTTTCATAGAAATGAGGTCAAAACAGGCTACCTTCTAATTAATCCACAGAACTGGTCGTGGATGTGGGATGCATTTGAACTGCCCCAACTTATACGGAAAACCGTATCAAGTACAGATGAAATGATTCCTACAGACTATCACCATACAATCTATGAGATAGAGGGAGATATACAAGAGCTAGCAAACATTAAGAACAGTGATCTTCTTGACAAGAAAGTTGTAAAACGAAGTAGTGAAGCTACACTTGTCATGAGTAAAGAAATGACTATTCAAGAAGAGTTAGTAGAGTATTTAACCTATATTCTAGAAATACCAGAACCTAGAATACCGCAGATAGTAGGGATATTTAATGATTACGCTACAAAAATTGAGATGGAGTAATTGTTTTAGCTATGGCGCAGACAATGAGTTGGATCTTAGTAGTAATACTGTAACTCAAGTTCTTGGTACTAACGGTATGGGCAAATCGTCCATACCGTTAATTATTGAAGAAGCGTTGTACAACAAAAACTCAAAAGGTATTAAAAAAGCAGATATACCAAATCGTTATGTAAATGCTGGTTATAATATTAAATTAGAATTTACAAAAGACGACAACAGATATGAAGTTATTATTGATAGAAAGTCTAGTATTAAACTAAAGTTATTAGAGAATGGAGAAGATATTAGTTCGCATACTGCAACTAATACTTATAAGACTCTACAAGATATTCTTGGAATTGATTTTAAAACTTTCTCTCAGTTAGTTTATCAGAATACAAATAGTAGTTTACAGTTTTTAACTGCAACGGATACAAATAGAAAAAAGTTTCTAATAGATCTGTTACACTTAGAACATTATATATCGCTGTTTGAGTTGTTTAAGGAGGAATCTAGAAGGACTTCGCTCACTCTTAGCAACATAGAATCAAAGACCGCAACCATAGAAAAATGGTTGGCAGATAACAAATTGAGCGATACAAACATACTTCCTCTGTCTGAAATTTCAATTGAGACGATAGATGACGAACAAGAGCTCACTGCTCTTATGATTGAAATTGGAAATATTTCTGAGAAAAATAAAAAGATTTCTCAGAATAATACTTATAAAAGTATGTTAAGTAAGATAGATATTGATTCTGCTAGAAACTGTAATGTAGAAGGCGTAGAATCGTATGATGATCTTCAAGCCGAGGGAGGAAGTCTCTCACAATCGGTAGCGGGGTCAAAACGACTTTTAGACAAACTTAGCAAGTTAGGAGACAAGTGCCCTACTTGTGAACAAGATGTAGACAATGATTTTATTGAGTCTCTAATCTCTAAGGAGACTACAAAAATTATGTCTGCAAAGGAAAGACAAGATGCAATTGAAGCAAGAATATCAGAAATTAAACGAAACAATGCAAGATTTCGAGATTCTCAAAAAACTCAAAAAGATTGGGAAGAGTTGTATAGAAGTATTGACCAGTCTCTACCAGCGGTGCCTTTGGATAAAGAGGAGCTTAGTAGCAGGGCTGACGGAATTTCGGAGAGAATATCGGATGCAAAAACAAGGCTTATACAGCTTACACGAGAAAATGAACAGATCACTAAACGAAACACGAGGATCCAAGTAATACTCGAGCAAACAGCAGAGTTTACCTCTCAGTTAGAGGAGCATCAAGAAGTTCTCGAAAAAGAAAGAGAAATTTCTAGTAATTTAGAAGTATTAAAGAAAGCTTTTAGTACTAACGGTCTGTTAGCTTACAAGATAGAAAATTTAGTAAAAGAGCTTGAAGAGCTTACAAATCACTATCTTGCGGAACTTTCAGACGGTCGTTTTACACTAGAGTTTGTAGTATCAAACGATAAGTTAAACGTACAAGTAACAGATAATGGTAACATAGTGGATATTCTAGCTCTTTCTTCGGGGGAGTTAGCAAGAGTAAATACTGCTACACTTATCGCCATTCGTAAATTGATGAGTAGTATATCTAAGTCTAGAATTAACATTCTATTTTTAGATGAGGTTATCAATGTATTAGACGAAACAGGGCGAGAAAAGTTAGTAGAAGTGCTACTTGGAGAAGATCTTAATACTTATGTTGTTAGTCATGGATGGACGCACCCTCTACTAGAAAAAGTAGAAGTTGTAAAATCAGGAAACATCAGTAAATTGGAGCACTAAATGGTGAAAGCAAAAAATATTATAGCAGAGGGCATGGCCGCATACCTTCTAGGAAAGATACAGTATCACAAAGCAAATGTACGTATGTACTTAGAGCACCCTGCAGGTATTGGAGAACACCCCGACATTATGGCAGCAATTGAAGAAGAGATAGCGAAGGCAGCAGAGTTTAAAGAAAAACTTGAAATGCTTGAGGAGATTTGTAGAGAGCATGGTTGATAGTAGAGCTAAGGGCGCTAGAGGCGAATACTTAGTTCGAGATATGCTCAGAGATGCTACCGATCTTCAGTTTGAGAGAGTACCTGCTTCAGGCGCTCTCGAATACTTAAAAGGAGACTTGTATGTTCCTCACGCAAAGAATCGCTTCTGTATAGAAGTAAAAAACTATGAAAGTTCTCCTTTATCGGATAAAATTTTTACGGCAAAAAAGACAAATAACTTAATACGTTGGTGGGTAAAGCTGCTACAGCAAGCTGCAGGCGGTAACCAGGAGCCTCTATTGTTTTTCAAATATAATCGGTCCCCCGTATTTGTAGTTACAAACCTATTGCCAGAAAACACAAATGAATGGTTGCGTATAGAGTGGTTAGACTGTTATGTCTTACTAGCTGAAACGTGGCTTAAAAAAGAACCAACGAGGTTTGTAGATGGCCTTTAATTTAACAGATAAAATGGTAAATGAAAATGCT